ATGCCTAAGAAGCGCAGGGAAACAGCTTCCCGGAATTGCCGGGAATGCGTGAACTGGGAAGAGGTTAGCAAGAAGGTCCGGGTACACGAGCTGCTCGAGAAGACGCTCGGCGAGTTCGAACGAAAGATCAAAGACAGCTCTTATGAGCCGACAGTAGCGGAATACGTGAAGCTGCTGCAACTGGGGCAGGAGTTAGGGCAGGAGGACGAGGCGAAGGAGATCAAAGTAACATGGGTGACTCCGGACGCGGCGTCAGACAGCGAGACATAGTCTACGATCCACTGAAGTCCCAGAAGAGGTTTCATGACTGCCAGGCGCGGTACAAGGGGTACTCGGGACCGATCGGGAGCGGGAAGAGCCAGGCCTTATGCCAGGAGGCCATCCGGCTTACTTATTTGAATCCGGGCCGTACGGGGCTATTGGGCGCGCCGACTTATCCAATGCTGCGGGATGCGACGCAGGCGACACTCTTCGAGATACTGGCGGCGAACCGGATTCCGTACGAGCACAACAAGGGCGAGAATGCGGTGGCGATGAGCGATACACGGTCGCGGATTTTGTTCCGGCCGGTGGACGACTTCGAGCGGCTGCGCGGTACGAATCTGGCATGGTTCGGGCTGGATGAGTTGACTTACACGCAGGAAGAGGCTTGGCTACGGCTGGAAGGCCGGTTGAGGGATCCGAAAGCAACGAGGCCGTGCGGCTTGGCGGCTTGGACTCCGAAGGGGTACGACTGGGTATATCGCAAGTTCATCGCGAAGCCGGCGGCGGACTATGTGACAATCCTGGCGTCGGCCGGGGAGAATCGGCACTTACTAAAGCGCGATCCTGACTTTTACACACGGCTGCGGGACAGTTACGACCCGAAGTTTTACGAGCAGGAGGTCCTGGGGCAATACCTCAATCAGGACGGCAGCCGGGTTTACAGCTCGTTCGAGCGGCAAGAACATATTACGGATTTGAACGTGAACCCGCGGAAGCCTCTGCTGTGGGCGCTGGATTTCAATGTCGACCCCATGAGCTCGGTGATCGCGCAGATTCAAGACGGACGGGTTCGCGTGTTGGATGAGATTGTGCTGCGGCACGCAACGACACGGCAGGCGTGCCAGACGTTCATGGAGAAGTTTCCCAGGCACCAGGCGGGGGTGTGGATTTTCGGAGACGCATCGGGGTTCGCGCAGCAAACTTCGGGGATCTCGGATTACGACATGGTGCGAGAAGAGTTTCAGTTTCACTCTTCGGTGGAGCCGCAATTAAAGGTTCCGCGGTCCAACCCGAGCGTGCGGGATCGTATCCACCTGATGAATACCAAACTGAAGTCGGCGAGCGGAGATGTCGGGCTGCTGATCGATGCGAGGTGTAAGGAACTGATCATGGATTTCGAGCAGGTTTCTTACAAGGGCGACACGGGGCAGATCGATAAAGACCGCGACCGAATGAGGACGCACGCATCGGATGCACTGGGTTATCTGGTGTGGCAGGAATGCCGGCCGCTACTTCCGATCGGCGAGCAATCGCACAGACTGTTGGGCTAGGGGACGATTGCGGGCGAACCCAGGAAATTGATTTGCGTGACTGGGCGAGCTCGGCTCGCCTGGACAAGCTGAAGCTTATCCTACGAGCACACACCAAACATGGAAAGCATTAATCGGGAGCACCCGGAGTACGTCGCGCGGAAGGGAATCTGGCGGCAGTACCGGGATCTGTATGCAGGTGGCGAACAACTGCGGAATAACGCGTCGCTGTACCTGGTGCGGCGGCACAAAGAGCCTGGCGACATCTACATGGAACGGCTGGCGCGCGTGTTCTACCAGAACTATGTCGGTTCGGTTATTGACTGGTATGCGGCGACACTGATGCGGTGCGCGCCGGGGCTGCTGTTTATGGGGAACGATACGGCGGCGCAGAGTTTCTATGGAGCTTTCGCGGAGGATTGCGACCTGAAGGGTACCAGCCTCACGGAGTTCTTCCGGCAGAGATTCGTGCAGACGCTAGTTTGCGGCAGCAGCTATACAGTGGTGGATTTTCCGCGGCCGAACGGCGAGGCGCGGACGCGGGCGGAAGAAGATGCAAGCGGACAATCGCGAGCGTACCTAACGGATTACGGTCCAGACGAAGTTATCAACTGGAACCACGACCGGTTGGGCGGGCTGGATTGGATCGTGCTGCGGACGTCTTGCCTGCAACAGCCGCAGGTGACGGATACGAAGTGGGAAAAAGAGACGCGGTGGATTTATTACGACCGCGAGATGTTTCAGATGTACCGGAAGCGCGGGGAAGCGAACCCGATCGAGCTGGTGGATGAGGGGCGGCACGGATTGGCGGCATTGGGGCGGGTACCGGTGTTCGAACTGAAGGTATCGGACGGGTTGTGGCTGATGAATAAGGCGGCGTCACTGCAGCTGGAACACTTCAATAAGTCGAATGCGCTGTCATGGGCGCTGACGATGGGGCTGTTCGCGTCGCCGGTGGTGTACTCGGACCACGAATGGAAGCAGGTAGTAGGCGAGTCGTATTACATCCAGCTCGGGAAGGACGACAGATTCGGGTGGACCGAGCCGGAGGGTAAGGTGTACCAAATTGCGGCGGACAATCTGCAGACATTGCGGGACGAGATATATCGGGTTTGCTATCTGATGATCCAGGCGGGCGAGGCAGGCACAGTGCGCCAATCGGCGGTGAGCAAGCAGTTGGATTTCGCGACGACGGAAGAGGTGCTGAGGGCATACGGCACGACGGTGAAAGACGCAATGAAGCAGACGCTTTGGGCGATGGCGGCGGCAAGGCAGGACGGGGTGACAATCGACATTTCCGGGATGGATGAATTCGACATCAACGACCTTGGAACCGAGTTAGACGATGCGCAGAAGCTGTTGGGGCTGGGGATTCAGTCGCCGACGCTGAAGAAGGAGCTTTTTAAGAGGCTGGCGCTCAAGTACCTGAGTGACGCACGGCAAGATATCAAGAACAAGGTGTCGGAAGAGATTGAGAACGGGGACTAAGTTTCAAGGAGGCATATGGAAGGAATCGATATACAGGCCATCGTGCGGCAGGCAGTACAGGAGTTCACGAATACCGAGAAAGCGCGCAGCGAACCGGCCTACAAAGCGGAGCTACAAGAAGAGCGCAAGCGGCGGGAGCAACTGGAGCGGCGGATGAACGAGCTGGTGGCGGAAAACCAGCGAAGCCGGAAGGCGGCGGAAGAAGCGGAGCGCAATTCGGCGGTGCGAGCGGAGTTGCAACGGCTGGGTGTGTCGAAAATCGACCTAGCGTTCAAGGCGGTGCAAGACGGGATTGTGCGCACCGAAGACGGGCGGCTAGTGGCGCGCGGGGACAGCGGCGAAGTGCCGGTGAAGGAATATCTGACCAGTTTCGTGAACGAAAATCCGGAGTTCCTGCCGGCGCGCATTTCAGGAGGAACCGGGATGACGGCGACACACAAGGCTCCGGGCGCGGGCCGAGAAGCGGTGAGTTTGGAACAGATCCGGCCGGGCATGAGCGCGGAGGAGATGCAGCGGGTACGAGAGGAAATCGTGCGCGTGGCGTCGCAGACCCTTCGAGGGCTGTGAAGGAAGCAAGAGCAGCAGCGAAAGACAGTAAGGAGACAAAATGGCAGCAATAACTTCAGCTAATGTCGCGAACGCGATTGTGAAGCTGGTGGCGGCAGACGCATTGCCGGTGCTGGTAGGGAACCTCATTATGGGGAACCTGGTGGATCGCGATTATGAGCCATCTCTGGCGCATGCCGGCGACACGATCAACGTGCCGATTCCCCCTGTGATGCAGGCAAATAACATCCTGGAGGGTGGAACGGTACAAACCCAAAATCCGAATCTGGGCAACGCCCAGATTGTGCTCAACACACACGCGGAAGCGACCTTCCAAATTCCGGATGTAACCAAAGTGCTGGCGGTGCCGGATCTGTTGAAGATCTACATGCAGCCGGCGGTAGCGGCAATCGCCCAGCGGGTGGAGGCGGACCTACTGAACCTGTACGCGGGGTTCACGGCGAACCCGCCAGTAGGGACGCCGGGCACGGCGATCACGGAAACCACGATTGACGCGGCGGAGACGGCGCTGTTCCTGGCGAAGGTACCGCCGACAGCGGAGAAGTACATGGTAGTGGATGCGGCGACTTACTCGGCGTGGCGCCAGATTCCGCGATTCAGCGAATTTCAGACCGCGGGAGATGCGGGGTTGAAAGCATTGATCGACGGGTCGGTGGGAAAGATCAAAGACTTCTTCGTATTCCGGTCGCAATTCATACCGTACACGGGGAGCAATCCGGTGACGACGCACAATCTGGCATTCACGCGGGACGCGGTGGGCCTGGTGATCCGGCGGCTGCCGCAACCGCTACCGGGGACGGGCGCGATTGCGGAGTACGCGGAACTGGGCAATTTCGGAATGCGGGTGGTGATGAGCTACCACCCGGATACGCTGGCGCAACAATTCACAGTGGACATTCTGTACGGTTGCGGGATTCTGCGGAATACGTCGGGCGTGCAGGTGAATACGTAAGTCGAGTATGCCGTGGTTGGCGGGGCGGGGTGCGACACTCCCGCCCCGCGGCACTTACTAACAGGAGGTTTAAATGGACGTTAAGACGTATTACCAGAAAATTCGCGACACGGAAGCGACGATTGCGACTACGTATGCGGTGGTGGCGAGCCTGCCGACGGACGACGGGGGCAAGCAGGGCGTGACGGTGGAGGTTCCACGGCACCTGGCCGCGAAGATGGTGGTGGAAGGATCTGCGCGGCTGGCGACGGAGGACGAAGCGGCGGCGTTTCGTCTGCAACAGGAGAATGCATACAAGGCCGCGCTGAAGGCGGCGGTGGCGGCGAAGCTGGAAGTCACAATGGTGTCGTCCGATGAGTTAAGGCAGCTGACCGACGACATGAAACAACTGAAGAGCGGAGTCAAGGCCGGGAAAGACTAGGATATGGCTCTGTTTACGGACGGTGCGATTTCGGGGTTGGAAGAACTGGTGGCGCAGGACTCGCAGCTTACAAACGTGGCGAACGTAGAGGGGATCGACGTCACGCAGAAGGCTGGGCTGGCGCAGTGCGATCTGGGGATCGAGATCACGACGCTGCTGAGCGAGTCGCGGCCGGCAGAGCAGGCAATCTGGCGGACGGCGCAACCGACGCTCGACAACGTTGTGGTGACACCGCCGTTAAAGCTGTGGCACACATTCCGGACACTGGAGATGGTGTACGGGGATGCGTACTCCAGCCAACTGAACGACCGGTACGCGGCGAAGCGCGATCAGTTCCACGAGCGCGCCTTCTGGGCTTACGAGAGGCTGCTCATGCTGGGAGTCGGGATCGTGTGGGCTGCGGTTCCGCGGGCTGAAGAGCCACAAGTTGTTGGCGCCGGCGGCAGCCTGACCGACGGCACTTACTTTGTGGCGGTGACCTGGGTGAACTCACAAGGCGAAGAGGGTGCGCCTTCGGTGATTACGGCGTTTACTACGGCGGGGAGTACGTTGCTGGTCCAACCGGCGCGGGCGCCGGCTTGCGCGGCGGGATGGAACGTGTATGTGGGGATCGACCCGACAGATCTATCGAAGCAGAACGACACGCTGGCCGCAACGGGGCACAGCTGGCTGCAGCCGAATACGCTTGCGGCCGGAAACACACCGGGCTGGGGACAGCCTCCGAACTACATGATGACACTCCCGCGCAGGATTCTGCGGGGGTAAAGGCATCTCATGACGACGACTATCGGGAGTACGATCACAGGGCAAGTTATCCAGTTACTGACTGGCACCGGCGGAGTCGATTCGTATCTGACAGGAGTGACGCAGGATAATGGACAGCCGCTGGCGCCGTTGAATGCGGCGCAGGTGCGCGCGCAGAACGTTTCGGTAGAGATATCCGACCAGAGCAATACGATGCAGTATCCGGCTGTAAATGTGTACTGCGAGAAGATCGTGAACGGCTTACTGGAGAAATTCCGGAGCTTCTCAGGCACGGTGCAGACGACGATAGAACTGCGACACTCGCAGGATCGGCTGGACGGCCTGCAAGATGCGCTGGAGAACTACGCCGACGGGATTATGCAAGTTCTGAATGGCAATCGCGGCGACTGGGGCAGCGGGATGTTCTATTGCGGCGAGTATCAGGTGGTGTTTGGAGCCGTCAAACACGGCGGCAGGAATTTTCTGCAGGTAGCAAAGATCGTCTTCGAGATTGGAGTAAGCAGAAGCTAGTATGACCTCCTACATTTCGTCTCATGCAAATCGATTTTACACGGCGCTGGAGAACACCTACGGGCACGTGCCCGCGATTACTGCCGCCAATCGTATTCCTGCGTTGAAACTGACCGTCCGGCAGCAACTCGAGGTCACGGAGCGGAAGGATAAAACAGGCAGCCGGACGTTTACGGGCCTGCCGGCGGGGGGAAGGCGGCAAACCAGCTTCGAATTGAAGACGCTGTTGACGAACTGGCAACAGGGCGCGGCGAATCCGAGTTACGGTCCGCTATTCCAGGCGGCGCTGGGCGGAACGCCGGAGTATTTCGCCGGCGGGACAGCGGTGAGCACCACGGGAAACGGCAGACTGGCGTTGGCGGCGCCGCACGGATTAACGGCGGGGCAAGCGGTGAGCAGCGGGGGTGAAATCCGGTTCGTGGCGGCGATCGTAGACAGCCTCACAGTCCAGCTTAATGTGCCGTTCACCGCACCACCGGCGGCGGGAGCGCCAGTGGGAGCCGCGCTGACTTATGTACCGGCCACGGAACTGCCGAGCGTGGGGATCTTCGACTACTGGGATCCGGCATCGGCTGTGCAGCGGCTGCTGTGCGGCGCGGCGGTCGACCAGATGGAGATCGACCTGAACGGCGATTATCACGAATTCCGGTTTAGCGGGCAGGCGCAAGATGTGGTGGACAGCGTCAGTTTCGGCAGCAGTTCGGGAGGCGCGGCGCAACTCCAGAACTTTCCGGCAGAGCCGGCAATCAGCAGTTTCGACTATACGGTTGTGCCGGGCAATCTGGGAGAGGCGTGGCTGGGGACGTCTCCGACACAGTTCTTCACCATCACGTCGGCATCGGTGGTACTCAAGAACGCATTGGACACGCGGATTCACGAATTCGGATCGAGCCTGCCACAAGCGATCGCGCCGGGGGAACGGAGTGTAACAGCGGCGTTCGAACTGTACAGCCAGAACGATCCCAATACGCAAGGGCTGTATCAGGCCGCGCGACAG